GCAATACCTCTTTCGATACCAACTGATACGGGACGATAGTCTCTAACGGCCTGAAATATTTTGGTTGCCGTTTCGTTAAGGCTCCAGCGTCCGTAGATAATATTATCAACAAACCAACCGTGCTCACTAACTTTGACGACAGCAATGGCAGTCTCGTCAAGTTTGCTATTCTTTGTTCGTTTCTTGTTGACTTCTTCAAAACCTGCCAAGTCAACTGCAATGTAGTAGTCCCCTATCTCTGGTTCGTCTTCGCTGAACTTAACCCAGTCTTCCTTAAACATTTCTGACCCACGAGCTTCAAACGACGCCATAAATTCCTGACGGAACGCATAAGAAGACATAGACCTTTTAGCAATATTGATTTCATCTGGATCAAGAATAGGATTATCGTAAGAAGTAAAATGCCAAGCTTTGTAAGTCGGATCATCATCTAGCTCCGCATATTTGTACAGGTCATAGAAATGGTTACGGCCCATTGGTGTCCCAATGAACATCGCACAGCCCTTTTGGTCAGCCAAGGCAGGTCTTAGGATCTGCTCAAATACGTCAGGCTTCATGTCTGCGTACTCATCCAACACTAAGAACTTAAGACTAACACCTCGCATTGTCTCTGGTCTGTCAGCACCTTTGAGACTGATGGTTGCTCCGTTGACCAACTTGATTTGCAGATTATTAATGTGACTACCAGCAATAACAGGGTGCCCCAATTCCATGAGCGTTTGCCACATAATGTCTCTGGCTTGTCCCTGAGTAGGTGCGACGTAAAATACATGACCCTTATCTGCCTGTAGTGCGTTTACTATTAACATCCAAGCAGCTAGTCTGGACTTACCAGTACGACGACCTGCCGCTACTATTTTAAATCGAGTGTCGTCTGCCCAGACATCCTGTTGCCAAGGCAGTAGTTCTATATTAAGGTCTGTCAAAAGTTTAACCTAGGTGTTGCTGGTATCAACTCAAACGAAACAATACTGACAAACGTAGACCCTGCTTCTGGCGTCAAAGTAATGGTGTCCCCTTCTTTTGCTACCAAGAATTCACCATGCTGTCCACCAAACTCTAGAAAGTCGTCAGCGCTTACATTCTTACCGGCTATAAAGTCTATGTCTACACCACCGTGGACCCACTTAGCACTGATGCTCTTGTTAGAGCCTGTGTTAGATATAAACAAGTAAGTTACAATTGCGTCGTGTCCTGCAGGAACCGCTAAGATATGATTAGCAGACCCTGCTGTTAGTGCATCACCGTGTGAAAACTTCATATCAATAAACCCACATTACAGGAGTAGTACCACGAGTATCTACATGGACAAAGTCCTTAGCAATACCCACACCAGTAAACCCTAGTTTAAGAGCACTGTTGACAAGCTTAAGGCGATCAGCAGCATTTGTTATTTTTATGTCTGCTGCGATGCCTTGGGCATGAGTTCCGGGAACCTCTTTCTTACGCTCTATTGAATGCAGTGTCGGGTGTCTGTATCCACTAGTAATGACGAAAGGAAATCCACAGTATGCCCTTAACTCGTCTAACTTCTCTAGGAACTCCATTTCCATGTTGTTGGTGCCTGATTCCTGACAAGAGAATTCTTCTCTGGTGAAGTACTTAAGAGCCATCTACTACTTCTCCCTCTATAATATCAGGTGTTGATACTTCAGCAGTACCTACGCCACTAATGTTTATCTGAATAGCATTTCTACCGCTGTCTTTTACTACTTCTTTTTCAAAAGCACCTACAGGTAGTATACGGTCCATCACAAGTTTCCAAGCGGCAGCTTGATTCTTATGGTCATGGTCCAAAGCAGCATCAAAAATAGTCTCTAGCACCTTACGTGACTTAGGACTAGCCAGCATTCTAGCTTTGTACTCGTTGATTATCGCTGCGTCACCCTTGGGTCGGCCTACTACACCCTTGTTTCCGGGCTTTACAGCGGCTACTTCTGACTTCCGGGGTCTGCCACGACCTCTTTTTTTAACAACGTCGGTCAAACCCGCACCTCTGGTGGCTGTAACATAAATTATCCCTAAATACAACAATAGTATAACATAAGTTGACACGAAAGTCAAGCTATTTTAGGAGTAAAAGCAGTAATAGTACAAACACTAGTAAAAACAAGGGGTTACATGTGTTTAATTTATGGGTAATTTTCCTAATTTTAACCTATTTTGTGCGTAAGTGGCTACTACAAAAGTCTAACACAAGTCAACCCCTCCCCCGACCCCTTTGTTTACGCGGGTTTCAACAAAGGTTGACACAGGACGCGACCTATGGTAGCGACTAAAGTTGGCACGAATCTTGCATGGGTTGACATGGGCGGACTCATGTAGTAGCGAGCAGAGTTGGCATGGGTTTTGCATGGGTTGACAAGTGTGTGAACTTATGTTGGTCCCTTTGGGCCTACATTCTATTACACGCGCACATGCGAGTAGCATAGGTCAACCAGTGCGGTCAATAGTTTATTTGTGGTATTATTTACTATATACATCTTGGGTCAGATATAGGAATATACACACATGGCGACGGGGGACAGAAGCCACCCCCTAGATGAGAATGATTCTTATGAAAACACTTGGAAATTTAGTTAGATCAATCGCCGTGAACTACGACGCAATGCACGAACAAAACCGCACATGCTTGAACACAAAATATGGTAGTGACGAGAACACGGAAGCTCAGATGCGGAAGGAGATGTATAGGGAATGGCTTGTAAACGACATTGAGGAACTCAAGGCGCTAGGCATCGACCCAGAGATAAGCGTCTAGTGGCGTTGACTAATCGCTGGGCATTCGCTAGAGTGTCCAGCAGTGAGTCAACACACACGTCAACACACGAGCCACTGGAGGCATTGACAAATGAAGTACTTAGAACTAGATCACGACACGCACGGACACGTACGCATCGAATGGAACGAAAACGCATTGTTTAACTTCCAGACACCTATTGGCGGTGAGTGGGTAGACTTCCACGCCTTCACATGCTACGGTCTGGAGACTGAACACGAAGCATTCACGGAAGCATTAGAAGCACTAGAGGAGCTTGAAGCATGAGAAAAATCGAAGAGCAAATGAATGAGGCAGTAAACAGCAACGAGAATTGGTCACTGGCAAACACGACGGTAGTCTATGACGCAGAGGATGACGCTTCTAAAGTCTACCTACACGGGCACCTAATCGCTGTTGTGGACGACTTCGGTATAGCTAGGCCTGTCCTTTCGACACTGATTGCATGGCCCACACGGACCACTATGTCACGTCTGAGAGCATTGGGTGTGGACGTATGTACACGACGTGGTGACGTATATCTTGACGGGGAGGTAGTAGCATAATGGATTTTATACTGTTAACATCATTATTTTTTACTATGTTTGGAATAGGGGCCATCATTGGCCACGCTGTGGGCTACGAGAAAGGCAGAGACGAGGGCAGACGACGATGAACTTTGGACACTACACAATCTGGTACAACCACGAGGCCCACGTCTGGGACATCTACGACGGACGTAAGGGCTTCAAATACCCAGAGTACACCATCAACAATTACTCGCGTCTACTCTGTACGCTACGCGATAAGCTGTCGAGGTTTGACACAGACCGCAACCGTGGGTTATTCTATCGCTTCACTAGATTTATAAGGAGGTTTAGACATGGGTGAAATACAATGCGCGACTAAATCAGAGTTTTATGATGCGTTGAAGTGGGTGACAGACATGTGTATACCCTTCACAGCATACACGGACGCCTTGATCGTCCAAATTAATACAAAGGAGCACTAGAAATGTTTGAACAATGGCAACCGTGGTGGGACGTGGTATTCTTAATATCAACAGGCGGACTGCTGACGCTTTGGCTATACATCAAAGGGGAGCCGGACGAGTGAACTTTTTAAACTTTATCATATGGTACAATCACTGTGACGAGCTGTGGGAAGTTTTACACGTAGGTAGAACTGAAGCTAAAACAGTTTTAAGGGTTGACAATAAACACAAAACCATGAGATGGTTACGTCGGGTTATCAGAAAAAGGAGGCTCAGGAAATGATTAGAGAGACATGGGAGATGTGGGCAGACGAGTATCAGGAGTACTACGAGGACGAGACTCCTGTGTACCCTGACGACATGGAAGAGTTCAAGAAGGAGGAGCAGAAGGTGATCGACGAGGTGATACG